GCATTATTATATTCTTGATTATAAATTGCTTTGTTCATATTTTTCTATTCTTATAAAGTTTTTTAAGAAGTCTATTCCGCTTGTATCTCTATACTCTTCCAAATATACAACTCTTTTGATTTCTGATTGTAAAATAAGTTTTGAGCAATCTAAACAAGGCGATAAAGTTAAATATAAAGTTCCACCTCTTGTAGAGTAACCTGATTTTGCCGCTTTTAAAATTGCATTAGATTCAGCGTGTATAATATGCGGAAGAGTCATATTATTTTCGTCTTCACAACAATTAGACATGCCTTTTGGAGCTCCATTATAACCGAAAGATCTAATATTTCCGTAATGTTCTATAACTGCTCCGACTTTGGATCGAGTACAATGCGACATTGCACCAACTTCTTTAGCAATATTTAGAAACATTAGATCAAGTCGCTTTTGTTTAGCTGACGCCTGTGCTTCCAAAACCACCAGATCCGCGTTCAGATTCTCTTTTAGGTAACTCATTGACTATTTCTGTGTTTTGATAATTGATTTGTAATAATAGGAACTGCGTTAATTTTTGACCGGGTACAATGTCTACAACTTTGTCTCCTACGTTAATCATGTGAATATGAATTTCTCCTTCATAATCTTCATCTACTACGCAAGCTCCAACTATAAGACCTTCTTTGGTTGCTATACCTGATTTATTGAATGCAATTAATGCATAACCTTCAGGAACTTGAGCTTTAACTCCAGATGGAATTAGAACTGCTTTTCCGGGCCAAACTTTTGTTGCTAAGAAATCATCAGGCACAAAGAAATCTAGTCCTGCAGATTTGCTAGTACCTCTATTTGGCGCTTTTACTTTTTTTACTAACTTGATCTTCATTTTGTTGTTTTGTTTTTAAATAGTTATCTAATGATGCCATATATGCAACAGCATCTAAATAGTTGTCTTCTTTATAATTCCAAGAAGCTCTGGATAGTTTTAATGCTATTAGGCAATTGTACATATCGAATGCTGTTATTTCTTTTCTGCACAGCTCTGATGCAATTCTTGCAGACTGTTCCATGCCTTCTTCGAATGGTCCATACATACGTTCTTTTTCTTCGTTTCTTTCGAAAACAATTTTGTGTGCTTGTTGTAATATACTCATAACTCTAATTTAATTGATTTATTTTGAATAACGAAGAACATCTTTAAAGTCTCCCCATTCTCTTTGAGAATCTATGTCTTTGGCTTTAATTGTTGGTGTAGGCATATTTCTAGCTACATTCCAAAACCAATCGCCTTGTTTACCGAATTTTTTAATAAATTCCCAACCTTTCGCATCGTAAGTACGAATACAATCAAATGGAGGAATACAATCTGCATCAGATGTAAACTTCTTGGCGTGGCTAAAGAAACGAGCTCTTCCAAGCTCTCCAGGCTGAATATTCCTTGCTACTGCTATAGCATTAAAGGAAGTATTAGGAAGAGCGATCTGCAGCGTCCGGGACAGCACCCCAGTAGAAAATACTGACCACATATCAGGAATTGCCATATCTTTGAAATTATCATAGAATACCTTTACTCCGCCAGCTACTACTAATTCATGTTTCAATCCAAAAGGTAAATACTTAGCGCCAATTTTTTCTGCAAATTGTTTTGCCCAAATGTTTGCAGTTGGCATTGCAGGTATTCTCACAAAAATTGGAATGCCACCATATTCAATTGCAGTAAGTTGATGAGATGATGCTTCTTTGGAAGCCGGCATAAATAGATATAATTTCTTATTATATTTTTTTGCCAAATAACACAAAGAAAATGGAGCATATCCTGTTCTCGGTGCTACATAAACCAAAGCGTCTTCTTTTACTTGAGATATAAAGAAATCTGCCATCTTTGCTTTGCTTCCGAATTCAAATTCTCCATCATCTACTACTTTAAAACCATCAATATCTTTGATAGTGAAAGTGAAATCATGTTTGTAATCTTTGGTGAGATCCAAATAATATTGGAGATCTTTACCGTTTGCTAGATCAAGATTGCTTTGATCAGTTGCTTTGTTGAGGAACATATGTTAATTCGTTTAGGTATGGATAATATTTAGGACGTAAGTGAACAGAACTTTTCTGCTCTAGAATATCTAGCATTTTCATACCATCACTATCAATCCATTCTTCTGGCCACTGGATAACTTTTAGTCCTGATTCATTGATAATTTTATTTGCAACTTTTCTAAGTCTCATTCTCTCTTCTCTTGTTCCAAAGAAAGGTTGCTTTTTATAGAGTCCTGTGCCAGGAATCTTTCTGCTTTCATGTTCTACTGGTAACAATTCTACTAGAGTGCAATCTTTTAATTGCTTTGCGAAGTCAACATATTTAGTAAATAGATCTATAGTTGCTGCGATAGGATCTTCTTGTCTCATTAGATGGAAACGTAAATCAATATTAGCGAAATAAAGTGTTACTTCATCATATTTTTCATTTATCTCTGCAGGAGTTACTCTCTTCATGAATCCGTGTAGTGTTCTACCAGGAGTAAAGTCTAGTGTATATTTTGGTTTCCAAACGCTAAGACCGTGTGAATCAGATATAACAGCTTTTCTTGTCCGCTTACCATAATCCATAAATAGATTTACCAAGTTTCCAACAGGAAATTGAGCATTCTCAATCTTGATTCTCTTATTGAAGCCTTCGAAGTCGAACTCTTTATTGATGAATTTGACACCGCCTTTATAATCAGCCATCGCTTGCATCTTTTCGTAGTGTTCGGGTTGAGGTCCACCGGGAACATTGAATGAGCCTTCCATGAAATTTACTCCTTCACAAACGAAGAGAGCATCGTAATCCTTCCAAGTTTGTGGTTTGGGATTTACATCTATTTGATCTTGTGAGAAATAGTCTCGAATCATTCGAGTAGCAATCAATCCATATGCACCACCTTGTGAATTTGTGGTGGAACCTACGTTTCCCATGATGCTAACCATTGCGTATTTTGCCATAACTTTTTGTTTATATGTAATATTAATAAATAGTTTTGATTTGGAGAAATTTATTTTTTAAGAGACATAAAAAAAGCACCGAAAAGGTGCTTTCACTTATTTTTATATTATCTTGAAGACTAACGAAATGATCTCGCCATAAATGAATCTCCAAACCAATTGCCGTTTTCATTTGAAAACACCATTTTTTGACCTCCACGAATTTTAACATAATAATCTGTACCCATACCAGTATCTGTTGATACATATTTGGCTCCTAACTTTTCTAAAGCAGCTACGAATTCTTCATCGCTTACTCCGTCTAAAAAAGACATATCATCGTTTTGTCCTTTTAACATCGCTAATAATGGAGTTTCTATTCCTCCTGCATCAACACTCTCTTTCAAAAGAGGATTTCTCTTTAAATATTCGTTGTAGTCGAATTGTTGCATTTCTGTTTTTTTATTTATACTAATAAATATGTAAAAAAAAAAGAAAAGCGCCCGAAGGCGCTCTCTAATTTATAACTGATTTTATTACATTCCCATCATGCCCATTCCGTTGTCTTCAGCTTTTTTATCGGCTTTCTCAAACACAACTGATTCTGTGGTTAGGATAGTTCCTGCAACAGAAGCTGCGTTTCTTAGAGCTGTGATAACAACTTTTGCGGGATCTATGATTCCAGCTTCAAATGCGTCAACTACTTTGCCATTCTTGGCATCGTAAGTAGCGTTCTTCAATTTAGAAGTGTGGATCTCATGAGCAACAGCATACCATTTATCATTTCCTGCATTCTCAAGAATCTTCATGAAAGGCGCAGCGCATGCCATACTGACAATTTGTAAGCCTTTGTCATTATGATCTTCACTAGCATCTAGCACATCATAAAGAACAATACCTCCACCAGGAACAATACCATCTAAAAGAGCTGCTTTAGTTGCGAAAAGAGCATCTTCAACACGATCTTTTTTCTCTTTGATTTCAATGTCTGAATCTCCACCAACAGAAATGATAGCAACTCCACCAATTAACTTTCCAAGTCTCTCTTGTAGTTTTTCTTTCTCGTAGAAAGAGGTGGCTTTTTCAATTTGATCTTTAATCTCGTTTGCTCTTGTAGCGATCACCAATTCATCTCCCTTGCCATCAATAATAGTAGTTTGATCTTTACTTACTGTTACCATTCTAGCGCGTCCAAGGAACTCGCCAAGCTGATTGGGAGCGATCTTATCAAGCTTGTGTCCTTTATCTTTTGACATTACTTGTCCGCCTGTAAGGATAGCAATATCTTCCATGATTAAAGTTTTTCTCTCTCCAAAATCAGGTGCTTTAACTGCACACACTTGAACAATACCTCTCATCTTGTTTACAATCAAAGTTGCTAAGGCTTCATCACCGATGTCTTCTGCAATGATTAGCACTGGTTTGTTTTCAGAGTTTGCTTTGGTTAACACTTGCAATAACTCTTGCGCAGTAGTAATTCTTCCATCGTATAAGAAAATGAAAGGATCTTCCAAAACTGCTTGCATTGTTGTATTGTTGGTAGTAAAATATGGAGATTTATAACCTCTATCAAATTGCATGCCTTCAACAACTTCTAATTGAGTTTCTCCAGTTTTAGATTCTTCGATAGTAACAACTCCTTCACGACCTACTTTTTCGATAGCTGTAGCAATAAGTTCTCCAATTTCAGGATCATTGTTGCCAGAAATGGTAGCAACTTGTCTAATCTGATCTTCAGTAGAAACATCGATTGACATTGATTTAATTTTCTGTATAGCTTTTTCTACTGCCGCATCAATTTGTTTTTTAACTGCAACTGCATTTACTCCTTGATGTATCAAAGTCAAACCTTCTTCAACCATTTTGGTTGCTAAGATTGTAGATGTTGTTGTACCATCTCCAGCTTCATTAGCAGATTTGATACTTACTTGCTTTACTAACTGAGCTCCTAAATCTTCTACTTCGTCTTCCAATTTGTGGAATGCTTTTGCTACTGATACACCATCTTTTGTAACTTTTACTTCTCCTGTTTGTTCTTTGATTAGAACTGTACGACCACCTGGTCCCAAGGTAGAAGACACTGATTGATTCAATTTTTGAATACCTGTCAGCAATTTTTCTTTTAATTCTTTTCCTGATAAATTCTGTGTTGACATAATGTTTTTTTAGATTACTTGTGATAAAATTTCTGTTTCTTTACAAATGAAGAAATCTTCTCCTTCAATAGTGATTTTCATTGCTCCTAATTTTGGAATTAGCACTTTCATACCAGATTCTAATTGGCTTTCTACATTTCTTCCGCTATGCCAGTTGTAAGTAGGACTCGCTGCGACTACTTCTGCCATTTCAGGACGTTCTTTTCCCAAATCAGGGATAATGATGTTGCCAAAAGTCTCCTCTTGAGATTCGATTGGTCTTAGAATGACATTGCCATTCATTGGTTGTAACTTGCTCATATCTGTGTTTTGTTTTTAAATTGTTTCGGGTTCTGGTTCTAGATCAATTATTGCTTCGCAAAAGTATATAAGATCTTCTTTTCTAAATGCAATGTCTGCATCTGCCCAGATTTTTAAAGTTTCTACATCTGCGCAATATTCAGCTCTTACAATTCTTTTTACGATGAATAATGAATCATTAATTTTCAAAACTTCTTTATTGAATAAACTCATAACTTATACGGTAGGTCGATTTTTTAATTGATTTTTATCTTCTTTGGTTCTTTTGAATCTGCGTAAGGAACATCTATCAATAGAAGTCCTTTATCCATTTCAGCTGTCAACTTGGTTAAGTTGAATTTGCTAGCTACTTTCCAAGCAAGATCAAAAGATCGCCTAGCGATGCCTCTTTGAATGTAATTTACTGGTTCTCTTTCTTCTTCGGCTTTTTCGTGGGAAATTCTTAATGTATCTCCGTCTACTGTTATATCTAGATCTGATTTTTCTAGCCCTACGACGGCAAGTTCGAATCGTAAACCTTTGTCTGTTTCGTAAATGTCAACTGGATAGTTGATTTTTTCTTGAATTGTGTTGAATCTTGAGTTTGTATCAAAGAAATTCTTCCATACAATGTCTAATGGGTCCATTGCCCACGATCTGTTTAATAGTTGTGTCATTTTTTAGTTTTTTGTGCACCTCGAAAGTGTGCGATTAATAATTGATTTATAACTTACGACCTACCGTATCGTTTATTTATAAATAAATATACATAACTTTGGATTATTGGAGAAATTTATATTTTTGGTGACATAAAAAAGCTCAATCTACGGGGTCGAGCATTCACTTATGGTCTAGATAAGCAGTCCTATGGTAGCAGGACGATTATTTTAATTAGTTATTTCAATACTATCAAAATATTTTTTCTGTATTTGATAATCTACATTGGCAATTTTATCTGGAAATTCACCGAAAAATGTAAGATCATTATATAATTTACCCACTGTGCATTCTATTTTTTCGCCATTCTTCATTGTGACTATTAGTTGTTTATTAGTTCTATTAAAGTAGTCCACCATGTCATAATCGATACTAGCTGCATTTATAACTTCTCCCGCTGATGGGAAATCATTTTCTTTTAAAAGAGGATTGTTCTGCAAATATTTGTTATAATCGAATGATTGCATTTTATTTAGCCGATTTAATTGATTTGATGTGAGATGCAGACAATGCTGATGCAGTTCCTACTTCTTTATTGTTTTGTAGATGCTTAAATGTTGGTTCTCCACTTTTATTACTACCGATTCTTACTACAGTTATTGTAGAATTGTCATCTAACACTAGAGTTAATTTGTCTCCTGGCTTTGTTGATTTTAGTGTTTGAGTTGTTTTAATGGATTCGTTTAATACAGTCAAATATATTTTTGGTTCATCTACAGATCCATCATTTAGATCAACCGCAGTGATGCTTACAGGTTTTCCTTTGTACATAAATGCTTTATCAGGAGCTTTTAAGATAATGTCTCTATATTTTTTATTGGTTCCTAATTTTTCTGAATCTAATTCTTTTCCTTTTAATGTTATCTGTTCAGCTGAATTGATATCAATTTCTATATCTTTTTCTTTTTTTTTATCTTCTCTTAAATTTTCATGAATATCCATTTCATAAGCACTCAACTCTTCTCCTTCTGGAGAAAGTATTGCTCTAAAATCTCCGTTTGGTTCCATAACGTTTATATTGCCAGTGAGTCTGTCAACTCCTATAGAACCAAGTTCTTTGCCTTGACTTCTCATATATTCTCTTCCAATTTCATCTTCTTCTTCGGTTGGCCTTCTAGCAGAAAAAGTCCAGCCTTGCTCACCCGCATAATCTTTCATTTTTTTAAATAGATTAAATCCTTCACCCATAAAATCAGTATCAGCATCTCCAGTCATTTGTCTTGTTGGAGTTGCAGCGCCAACTTTAGCTTCTGCTTTTTTAAGTAAGTCAATCACCTTTGTCACAGATTGTTCTACAGGAATATCGAACATTCCAGTTCCCAAATCTATATTTATGCCTGCTTCATCAGGAAGATTTTGCATATCACGAGTCTTTTGCTTATACAAACCAAAAAGCTTCTTTGTGACTTTAGTTGTCCACAAAGTAAAACTCACATCAATTGTCTCTCCTACTACATGTTGACCTATTTTTTTCTGTATCTCATCTTCCGAAGGCTGAACAGTCATTCTCAGTATACTTCCGTCTGGTAGTGTTTTAAATGCTTCTATTAATGGGAATCCAAATGATGGATCTACATCAACTTCATATCCCATTGATTCAAGCTTGCTTGTCAAAGGCTTTATCAAATCCCTTACTGTTGCTTCGTTAATGCTCTCTTTCAAAAGAGGATTGTTCTTTAAGTACTTATTATAATCGAATGGTTTCATTTATTTTATTTATACTAATAAATATGTAATAATTTGAATCTAGTGACCATCTCTAAAGTTTTTTGCAATCTCAGGAGGAGCTTTAAGAGCGATACTTAATTTAGTAGTATTTTCCATAAGATCTTTAACTAGCTGAGCACATTGTTTATCATGATCGTGATCTACTTCTACGATAATCTGATCATGTATTTGAGCACATACCCAACCTCTAATGCCTCGATTGATAAGTTCTCTATTGATTGCTAACGCAGCTCTATTTACAATAGATGCAGACAGACCTTGAATTTGTACATTTTTCGCATTATTGAGACCATTTATAAAGTCTCTTGAAAGATTTGTAATCTTTTCTTTGCCATATTTGTACTCTAATTCTTTTTTAGCATTCCAATCTTGCATAGCATTTCCAACTGCGTCAAATATCTGTTTTACTTTTGGTAAGTGTCTGATACGTCCAACTTGTGTTTTTACATATCCAAGATTACGTGCATCATTTTCAGATCTTTCCATCCATTTCTTTAATTCAGGAAATCCATTTAAATAACCATCAACAAGATTTTGAGCTTCCTTCTTTGGAACATCTATATTCTTGCCAAGAGCATAAGCTCCCATGCCATAAGGAATACCTAAAGAATAAGCTTTTGCTTTGTTTCTTACTGCTGGAGCAAGTTTACGAAGATAATTGTCAGCTTTCTTGTCTGGAGAATATTGATTTAGCTTCTCTGTTTTTATTGCAATAGTGGAATAGAAATCCCAGTTATTTCTAAAGATGTCTTTAAGACCTTCATCACCAGAAACGTGTGCAAATACATGCGGCTCAAGAGATTCATAATCACAATCAATAAAGATGTTGTGTTCATCAGGAATAAAGAATGCTCTAACTAAATTATTATATTGTAAAACAATTGGATCATCATCGCCTTCTTCTTTTACTTTAGGTAACTGTTGAGCATCAGATCCATAACGACCAGAAACTGTGCCATGTTGTTTGTAGTAAAAGTAATAACGACCATCTTCTTCGCCATCTAAGAAACGATCGATATATGTAGAACTTATTTTAAGTAATCTATTGTATATTCTCAAATATCTAGCCCAATCACACTTATCAAATATAGATTCTATAAAAGAATCATCAAATTGAGGTTTGCCTTTTGCAGTATTTGATTTTGGTTTCATACCTAAAGCTCCGAATGTAATTTCACCTAAGTGATCTTTAGATTGTATATTAAAGAATTTACCATCATTGTCTTCTTTCCAAAGTTTAACACAGATCTTAATAATCATGTCATCATCTAAAAGATTCTTGTCTCCACTAAGTAGAAACTTTTTCTCTGCAGATTCTGGTAATCTACTTACATTTGCTTGAGTTATACTGTATTTGCCAGTTTTTTCAGATTTTGGAATATCTAGTTGCATCTCTTCTATTAGCCTTTGAGCAAATGTGCCTTTGTGATTAGGAGGGAATGATTCTACAGCTTTTAATATAACCCATTCTTGTACTCTAGAATCTGATAGTAAAGACTTCATAATGAGATCAGAATGCTTCTTGAGCTCTATTGTGATACTTTCTTTAGACTTTTTGATAAGATCAATATCAATCTTAACGCCTTTCTCTTCCATAGGAATTGTTACTTCTCTGTAAAGAGGCATAACTTCATCTTCGAAAAAGAATTGTTCAAGGTCCTCTGATTTAAGGATTTCTATAAAGTGATGATAGATTCTTAGTGTAAGATCTGTATCTGCAGCGGCATATTTACTTAGAATATTTATATCAGCTTTCCAAATCTCATAATTTTCTTTAGTAATTTGACCACCATTAGCTTTTATAGATTGTTTTAATTCAATCTGCTCTTCATTTGCTTCAGCTTCTACATCAAGACCAATTTCTTTTTGAATAAGTTTTGCGATTGATTTTAATCCAAAAGGCGTGCCAGAACCGAATCCAGCGCCTTCTTCTTTTACTGTGTGAACTAGCAATACAGTATCTACATGTAGACTAGATACGAGATCTATGCCGTAGAAAGCTTTAACGAAGCGGCAATCGAAACTTGCATTGTGCATTACTAGCTTTTTGCCGATCAATAAATTTATACACTTTTTTGCTAATTCATGGCAATTGTGGCCGTCTATAGAATTGTCTTGAAGATCATCATTAGCAAAGATCATTGTAGGTAAATAATAGCCAGTACCAATTGAGGTACTTATACTAAAACCGATAATCTTGCCTTTTCTGGGATTTAGACTGTTTGTCTCTGTATCAAATGCGATGAGATCGCTTGACTTAATTTCAGAGATCATAGATTTCAACTTGTCGTGAGTATCGACTAATACGTAACTTTTTTCTTG